TCAACTGAATCAGCGTGTCCTCAAACCCTTCACGTTCGATGTTGTCCTCGAGTGTCGAGTCAGTGATGCCAGAAATGCCAATGACCTCAACCGACTCCAGTTTGTTCGTGCTGAAATCCGGCTTCGTTTCGCCGCTTGGAGCTTGATCTTCCGTCGCCCCTTGCAAAATTCGAGAACCAAATGCGATACGGTCAATGTCGTGTGTGTGGCTCGTCATGTCAATCCGGCGTGCTTCATCCAAAATGCGTGTAGCTTCGGAAACTGTACGCACGAACAGCCGTTGTTTTGCCGGAGTTAAGCGAGACGAGCCAAGGTCAGTCGTCGTGATGGCTTTCAGGGCGTTTTCTAATTTTCCAAGAAGAACATCGTTCGTGAACATATACTCAACACTCCTTTTCTCGTTTTTTTGTCTTATTTGCGTTTAAAGCCAAACGGGTCACGATCGTATTCATCTTTCGGACTCGATTTTTCCGCCGCTCCATCTTGACCCGTCAGCCGCTTCGAGAACGGGATTTTCCGCTTGAGTTCGTCAAGCTGCTTCACCACTTGCTCGTATTTTTCTTTGTAGTTTTCATCGTCGCTCTTGGCCGCCGCTTCGCCTTGGGTGTTGTCTTCCTCTTGCTGTCCTTGTGGTTCTTGTTGTTTTGTCGGCTCTTGAGCCGGTGCCGCGCCTTTCAGCGTATTCATGATCTCGGCCAGCTTGTCGTTTACTGGCTTCAATGAGTCATCAATCATCTTTTGAACGTCCTCGACTTTCACTTCTTCGTCACCCTCCTTCGATTTGCTTACGCGCTCTTCTTCGGCGATCCGCAGGAGCTCGTCAATGACCTCCTTTGCGGCTTTCAGCTTCTCGTAGTTCGCATCGGAAATTTTTCGCCCCGCCTTTTCGGCTGGTTTTAGACCGAGCTTTTCTTTTAATCTATCGAAAAGGCTTTTATTCGCCCGTTGTGGGCTTGTTTCTTCTTTCGAAAGGGTTACCCCTTGCTCAACGTTTTCCTCGCCTCTAACGGCCGCCTGCGCAGCCACAGCGAGGTTTTGCGAGGATGGTTCCTCAACAGGGACGATATTTTCCACGATACGAACCTCTTGCAAGTCGCCGACGAATTCAACGTCTCCCTGTTCATTGATCGTGTAGCCGATTTGGAACAATCGCGTGCTGCCCGTTTTCATATCCTGAATACGGACGATCACCGAATCATCAAAAATCGAATGGACGTGTGAATCGATCACGTTGCTGTCGAACGTCTGATAGACTTTCCGACGCAATAAATCGGCGAGGTGTTCATACGAGCCTTGAAGCGCCTTTTTCACCGCTTCTTCCCGGCTGTTCTTGCTTTTAATCGCGATGAACTTCGCTTTTGGCACGGCAGGCTCATCAACAAGGGAAACGGCATTGACTACCCAATCGCCGGCTTCTCGCTCCAAATCGGCGAGCGTCGTACGTTTTACCGCTTCTTTCGATTTCAGCGCCACTTTCGGAACGCCCATAATCGAGAAGCCTGTCAGTTTCCCTTCCTTCACCGCCTGCCAGACTTCTTCGGCCTGAACACGAACGCCCATCATCCAACTTCCTTTCGGCACGGTCAATTCCTCGTTAATCTCCCAGTCAAACGGCAAGATGTACGATTCTACTACCTTGCCGACATTGTTCAGTGTGTGTTGCAAGTCGATGTTGCCGTATTGCTCTAAAAACTTGTGCGCCACTTCTTCGATTTTCTCGGCCGTTACGACATCCCCGTCACTGTCCGGCTCGTCGGGGACAAGAACGGGTCCAAATACAATCCGTTTTTCCTCGTTCTTGTGCGTGACTGGCGCTGTCAGTTCGTGGTTCATCCTTTCACTCCTTTCTGTTTGGAATCATTTTGAGAAGCCCTCTACTGCTTGAATGAAATCACCCCCTTTACGGATAGTAAGGCGTGCGAATAATCGCCTCGCCCTTTTTCGGGATATACGGACGGCACCGGCACCGACAGTTGATCCATTCCTCAATGGGACCGGATCGATCTAACGGATGCATCAGTCCATTGGAGAAACGTTCATCCATCCGTACCACCTGCCCGTGAAGCGAGTAATGGTCGGCACGGTCTCTTGGGTTTCTGCCCCTCACTCGGCTGTCTCTGACCGTCAACCACTGCTTATACCGGACGTTATAGTCTTGCATGGTCTGGACAATGCCGATGTTTTGCGCTGCCTGCACCTCGGTTCGTGCGATGGTCTGTAGCCGATGGTCCCGCAAGTCTTGGAAATCTGCACGTAAATCCACCGCAATGTCGTCAATCCCTTTGCCTTCCTCGTATCCATGAACCAACGTGGCACGGAAATCGCCTTTAATTCGCCGGAATGTATCGTCCGAAAAAACATAAACGCGCTCTCGTAATTCCTCGAGAACGCGCTCACTGAATTCAACAAAAACCAATTCCAATCCCTGTTCGAGAATGTCCTCGAACGTCAATTGTCGTGCTACGACCGCGCTTTCGACAGCTGCTTCGGCAATCTCTTCCTCCATGTCTGCGAAAATCGGGTCTAAAATCTCGGCAATAAATGATTCCTGTTCGAGAATCGACAGTGGAATATAGCCAAGCTCTCGCAACCGCTGAATGAACAAGCTCTCAAGCCCGACTTGCAATCGGACAAGACGCTGAGCAAGGCGTTCCTCGATTTCGGAAATGCGTTCGTCCTGCTCTTTAAACGCAGGAAGAGCGCCGTGCTCAACAAGGAATGACACAAGCTCGCGATCCATTTCCAACAGCTTGCACACCTTACACATGCTTGCCGCCTTCTTTCGTAGCAATATCAATCAGTTTGGCGTGCAACTGTTTCAGCGAGTCCAATACCGCACTCGTATCCGCTTGCTGTAGTGCGTCAAGTGGTTGCCCGAAAAGGTAATGTCTATCTAGGTTCGGATTGTCAATCGGCTCCTTGCCTAACTCCCGCAAAATCATGTTTTGCGTGTACGCGCCAATGTCGAACAAGAAGCGCAGCTCCTCGATCTTCGCCTGCGTGTCCTTCGTGTCAATGTCGTTGAAACGGAAACGCCAGTCGGTGATTCCTAGCCCGATGGATAGCAATCGGTTCATCACATTTTCAAGCATATCTTGTCTCGGCTCAATGACCGATTGCTTGTAGATTTCCGTTGACTCCCTCGCCGTTGAGCCGCCAAGCGACCCCTCGACGACAATCCCAGCGCGATAAGGCGGAACGCCATGCGCGGACAAGACTTCATCACGGTTATCAGTCCTCAACATTCGGAAACTTGCTTCCTTCGTCTCTACAGACAACGCTTGGAACTTGATTTCGACCGGCGTGGTTGAGTAATCCCCTTGCCCTTTTTGCGCTGTCACCACGAGCGTTGAATGCCGATTTTTCTTGATGTCCTGTTGAAAGTATCGTCGGATCAATTGCTTCGTTTGCTCGTCGAGTTCCGCTCCTGTCACCGTCACGACATACGCTGGAACGGCGTGATTTTCAAAGAAACTGATGTTGTACTCCGCCCGCTCCCGGTCGGAAATAATCGCGCTTAGCGCGGGCAAAATGTCCGGCAAGCCGTAATAGTCACTCCGGCTCGTATAATTGTGGACGTGAATGATTTCTGTTGCCCGTCGTTCGATCGGAATTGAACCGGCAGGCGCGATTTCGCCCGTCACGTAGTCCACGTCATTTTCAAAGCCAAACCGCTTGAACCATACCTTCTTCACGCCGCGAATTTGGCAATATCGGTTCATATCCTGATGAACGCGAACCGTATGCGCCGGAATATGCTCCAGACCGACAAGCGTGCCGTCTTCGGCTCGGATGACCTCATAATATCCGTTCCCAATGGAATCGTAGTCCACCATCACGTTGTTATTGATGTCGGTCAGCGTCTTGTACGGGTTCGGGTTCTCTAAAAACTGCATGGCGATTTCGCGCTGCTGTTCGCTTGGGTTGTTCGTTTTCGCTTCAAGATACCATCCTAGCCCTGCAGTATCCCGCGCCTTCGTTTTAACCGCTCGATAATGGTACGGGTTGATTTCGAGCAATTGTGCCAGTGCTTCAAAATTGTAAAGAGGTTCGACAAGCCCCAATTCCCCATACTGGCCGTCAAAACGGTCGCTTGGAATGACTCTCGACTCGCCCGATTGTTTGATCGCGTAGCGTTCGAGCGTGCTTTCCTCGATGATTTCCCCATCACTAAGAACGAACGCCTTAGCCACTGGCTTTTGCTGCATACTGCTTCCCTCCCTTCGTTAGAAGACGTCCACTTTGATTGTGCCTTTCGTTCCCGATCTGTTGAGGTACTGCAACGCTTGTGATGTCGCGTCCACTTGGTCATCTGTTGGCGCGTTCGGGAACGCGACCAATTCCTCGACATAATCATGCACCCACGGCGCGATGCTTGGGTGTGGAATATAGACGTTCCCGGCTTCAAATTGGGGTGATACGGCGTTCAGGCGTTCAACCTTCGTGCCGCTTGGCATCACTGGCAACATGCCGCTGACTTGATTTCGCAACGTATTGATGATGGCCGTGCCGTTGGCTCGATCTTCAATGAGCTTCGCTTGCGCTTGTGGCCATTTTGATGTCAATGAAATAATCGCGCGAATGGACTCTGTGAAAGACAGCTTCGCGCGCACTTGGTCAAGCAGGTATTTGTTTGCTCCCTTTCTGCCCCATACCTGTCCAACGACAAACGACCCGTCGTCCGTGTCCTTGAAAGCAAAGTCCCACGATTGAATGTATTCGTCCATTTGTGCAGGAGCTTCCCTGTAATATTTGAACCACGAGCGATGAATAATCGCGCCGCTTGGCGGCGTTGGACGCTGTTGGTAGAGCGCGTTCCATGTTCGGGAACCGACCGTCTTTTTCGTTTCTTCCGCCCACTTCTCGTCAAATCCGTACTCCGGCCATAACGGCTCGCCGATTTTTCGACCTAGCAAGTCGTTTTCGGAATCGCAAATCGCAGGCAAGGAAACCACTGTCCACCGCTCTGGCTCGTGTTCGAGCAGTCGTCCTGCAAGGTCGTCTTCATGCCACCGCGTCAAAATCAGAATCACCCGCCCACCGGGTTGCAAACGGGTGGATAGCGTGTTTTGCCACTCATTCCATATCATGTTTCGATACGTGATCGAATCCGCCTCTTTGCGGTTTTTGATCGGGTCGTCAATGATGAGCAAGTCCGCACCTTGGCCGGTGATCCCGCCGCCGATCCCGACCGAAATCATCCCGCCGCGGTATTCATCTATATCCCAACTCGTCACCGAATTGACGTCTCTTGAAAGACGGATGCCGAACAGTTCCTCGCCGAACCATTCGATCTTTTGCCGGTTCGCTTTCCCGAACCGCCTTGCCAATGAATCACCGTAGGAGACTTCGATCACTCGCCGGTCTGGG